CTTTCATAGTGTCCATGATTAAATAATTCATGTAATCTTTAACACGACCTGCTTGTTGTTCTGTTTGTGGGTTCTTGACACCAATTACTTGAGTTCTAACTGGTCCATCTGATGGTAATAATTCTTTGTAAGCCTGAGCTTGAAACTGTGTAACCGCTTCTGCTAGAACCGGGTGTGTTGCACCTGAAGCTCCTTGAAAAGGTTCTGTTCTGTTTTCGTATTTAAATCCTAAAAGATCAAGACCGCTTGTGTAAGCACTTTCCCAATCTTTTCTTGAAGATTTGTAGTCCATGTAGTTTTGAACCATATCGCTTCCAATAGGTTCAATACTTTCTTCTGGTAAAATTTCTGCTAAGTTATCAAAGTGTGATTCTGTTCCAGGAACATTTATTGCACCTGGGTCGTAATCGATTGTTGCTCCACCGTCTTCTTCAGGGATAACTTCAACTGGTCCTTTTTGATCTTCTGTTTCTTCCTGAACACTAACTTCTTCTGCCATCTCTTCATCTGAAGGAATGTCAATTTTAGTTCTAGTGTTAGGGAGTCCTTTATCTATATCTGCCATTTATTACTCCTATACCTTCTTAACACGTTTTAATAGACCATGCAACCCTTGAGGTGTTGGTCCTGATTCTGGTGGTGGTCCTGATCTATCTCCTGCTTCTTTTGCAATACCTCCTCCTGCAAAAAAACTTAAATCTATGTTGACTGGCCCTCCTTTTGCAAAATCGTATGAGATGCTTTCTCTTAAATCTTCAATGTCATCTGCTGCGAACTTAGCTTTTTTATAAAAGTCTGCAACAATATCTGCATTTTGTGATTTAGCATTAGCTTCAAATATTGCTCTTTCAGACATAGATAGATCTTTTAAAGTTTTAGCATTAGGATTAATTTTATTAACATAACCCATTATATAATTTGGGTTTACTTTAGACATATCTACAAAAAGATCTTTAGATTGAAATTTTTCACCTATCTTTGGAATGTTAATATCTATTTTTTGAATACGATCTGTTTGACCTGATAAATATTTTGCATAACTGTTACTAATTTTTCTACCATCTTTATTAATTACATACTTAACTTTTTTAGGGTCAGATACAATACTAATTACGTAGTTATAATTATTATTCATTTTATCTTTTATTTCTAATAATTGTTTTTGTGTTTCTTTAGTAACAGGTTTATTTCTTAATTTTTCAAGAGATTTAAACATACTTACATAATTTTTTTCATACCCTGTCATTTTAAATATACTTTGGTTTAAAAACTTATCTTGATAAACTAAAGTATTTAATTTGTTAATATTGGAATCTTTAAATAAATTTTTAAATTTTGTAGATTCCGATATAGAAAAAGGATGTCCTACATCATCCACAGCCTGAACGCCTGGAATATTTACACCTTCTCTTTTAGAAAGATTGGCAACTCTTCCCGGTAAACCACTTCTAAATTTAAATAATTCAGGGTCTATTGCTCTTTCAATTTTTTCTCTAGCATCGTCTCTAAATTGTTTTACATCACCTTTAACACGTTTAAACTTACTTCCTTCTAACATTTTTTTAATTGTTTGATTAACACTATAAGTTTTTTCACCCCCTGGGTTAGTTTTTGTTGGTACTTCAAGACCTCTCAATCTATTTCCAAACGCATCATACTGAGTTTTACCTAACTTAGTTTTTACCCCTGCAGGGTTTTTTTCAAAAGCCATTTTTAAATAATTACCTAAAGATTCTTGGTTTAAATATTCATCTTTTGATTTTAATAAATTTTTAAATACTTCCGGTTTATATTTCATAAGAGTTGTTACATTAGGGTAAGGCATTGCATCTTTTGTTACGGCAACTGTAGAAGTCATTTTAGGGGATTTACCGACATCTGCACCTGCACGTGTACCAGTATCTCTTTGTCTTAATCTATCAAATATACCTTTAATTTTATTCCTATTTTGACCTAATGCTTGAGAGGCTTTAGTAAAGTTTCCTCCGAAATATTTATCTTTTAATTGTATAAAAGCTTCTGAAAAATTTCTTTCAGGCATTACATCTGCTTTAGGAGTAGATGTTCCTATACCTTTTGTAGAACCACCATAAGGTAGTATTTCACCTAGTTTTTTTTTTACAAATGGAATAGCTTTTTTAATTCCTGCAGTTCCTATATCAAAAACTAATCCTGCTGTATTATAACCAGTTCGTCCGCCATTGGCAAAATTCTCTGGTATATATTTTTTAGAGAAGGTTTGAAAATTCATCTTGCCTCCTTGTTTTAAATAATCTTGGTAAAAAGAAATCATCTCATCTATTTTATCGTCAACAGTTATAACTGGAGCATCTCCATTCTTCAAACCAATTCGTCCACCATCAGCTCGTGGATTACGTTTCATAAAATCATTAACAAGTTCTATGTCTCTAACTGCTTCTTTAGGTTCCGGTATTTTAATTCTGTCTGCTGTAGTTACGATATCTGGATCATCGTATAATTCTTGAAGTTTTCTAATTGATGAAAGAAGGTCTTCCATTACTCACCTAACAATCTAGCAACACCGCCGCTAGCTTTTTTAGTGACTGTTTCTTCAATAACTTCTATAATGTCATCATCAATACCCATTTCATCTCGTCTTCCAGGTTTAAAGTAAATTTCTTTTCCGTCTTTTTTAATAATGTAACTTGCATCTTGAATATCTTCTTCAACTTCTACTTTCCCTAATTTTTTTTTAGTTACCATTTCTTTTACTCTTTTACCTGATTGTGAAATAGTTTTACCAAGAGACATTACAGTCTCTACAAGTTTAGCTAACGCTGGTGCTGCAATCTCGGCACCTCTTTCAATTGCAGGTTTTGCCATTTTAATTCCTTTACCGATTCCAAATGGTAACATAGATGCAACTCCAACAGCTGCTTTCATAAAGCCTCTTCTTCTAGGATCTTTTGGTCCGTCCTTGTATCCGATACGTCCACCATCTGCAAACAATCCAATATTTGAAAGTAAACTTAAACCTTCAGATATTCCCTCTGACCCATAAATAATTCCTTCTAATTGTTTTGAATATTTATTATCACCACTAAAAGGTAATAATGATCTAAAAAACCCGCTGCCTTTTTTTAAACCGATACGAGTTATACCACCGTCTGCTAATTTAATTGAAGGTGCTCCTCTATCAGGCATTGAAGACGTATCTCCCATTTCATTAAAAATTTCTCTAGCTTTTATTTCAGCATCTTTTGGATCTGTACCTTGCTCTAAAAGATCATCAAAAATTTTTTCTAACAATCTTTCGTTCATATCATTAGAAGCCATATTCATGTTTCTTGGTTCATTTTTTCTTTTAGACATTTCATCCATAAACAGTTCTATTTCAATTATTTCTTCTTCACTTAAATCTGATAAAGGTTTACCAAATTCTTGCATGGCAATATTTTCCATCATGCTGTTTCTTTCATCCATTGGATCTGGTGCTGAAGCCATCTGCATAATACCTTCACCATCTTTAAAACCTGCACGTCCACCTGATGCATACATATCTTCTGGGTCCATATCTATATTTTTCATCTTGTCATCGACTGCGTCTAGAATTCTTTTAGCATCGTTCTTGGTTAAATCTTTGTATGGACCTTCTCTTTTAATAACTTTGTTTCCTTCTTTCATGACTTTGATTCCGTCCATGTTTTTAAAACTGTTGATTGTAAAATCTATAAACTTAGGATTAATACCTTCAACTACTTCTGGTCCAGCACCTGTTGCTTTCATGATTCCTGATTTAATAGCATTGCCTTGTTGTGTACCGCCAATGATAGGTTTACTTGTATCAAGTGCTTTACCCTGCATGTCCAAGACTTTTCTCATGTCTTGAAATTTTTGCATTGCTTCTTGTTTAATTTTTATAAGATCTAGGCCCTCTGGCTTTTGACCTCTAACTTTTTGATAACCTCTAACCAATTGATTAAAAATTTCTGGTAACTTCATTCCAAATCTTATCATTAATAATAATTCCTTTTACGTTCCTGTTGTGGCTCGTCTATGTAGTCTTCAGGGTGTTGTAATAATCCTCCCTGTCTGAATCGCATGATTGCTTGAGTCGTAGAATCGACCAAGTCATCATGATCCCCGTACGGAAATGCAGCGCATTCTTCAATGACATCATCTGCAAATTTTTGTTCAGGACACCATATCATACCAGATTCAAATAAAGGTGCAACAGCATTTACACGTGCATGTTTATCATTTCCACGAGACGGTGTGAAGTTCACAACTGGTATATCCATTTGTCTAAGCTCATATGTTAGAGGTAATCCTGATGCTTTTGCTTCAACTATAACTGATTCAGGTTGCCAATACTTATACTGCTCTAACGCAAGTCTACGTAATTCAGGGAACTCGTACCTACCTTTTATTGCATCAAGGAGCATTAAGTTAGCACCTGAGTCTTGGTCAGGATAGAATACACCCCAAGTGGTGATTGCAGAATAATCGGCAGTTTCTTTTTTAAGGAACGCTGTATCATAAGATTGTATGACGTGATGTAGTTCTGGTATCCAATCGTGTTTCCAAATTTGCCACCACTCCCTTTTTAAGATTGCTCCTTCTTCTGCTGTTGGGTTTTGCATCCACTGCGCATTCCATTTGGCCGTGGGCAGTGTTGCTTGGACCTTCTCTAATTCATCTATCTTCCAATACTCAGGCCAAACAGGAGCAGCCTTCTTTGATCCGTGGTCCAAGATTGCCGGAAATTCGACCACGTCCCACTGATCAGCTTTAGCTTCTTTTTGGTTTTGTATTAATTTTCCTGTTAGATCTTTATTAGACCAACGAGTCATAACTAAAATAATTTTACCACCAGGTTGAAGTCTTTGTCTAGGTCCTGATGTGTACCATTCATAAGCAGATTCCATTGCAGTCGGAGATAATGCATCTTGCTCAGAATGTGGGTCGTCAATTATTAAAAGGTCAGCACCCCGTCCGGTGATTGCACCGCCGACACCAGCTGCAAAATATTCGCCACCTTGTGCTGTTTCCCACCTACCAGCGGCCTTGCTATCTTCTTGCAGTGTTGTCTTAAAAATTTTAGAATAATCTTCAGAGTCAATTAGGTGCTTGGCTTTACGACCAAACCTCACGGCTAACTCTCCTGTGTGCGTTGCTTGAATAATTTTTAATTTTGGATTACGGCCCACCATCCAGGCTGGCAATAAGTATGACGCAAACTCAGACTTCGTGTGCCTTGGCGGCATGTTCACGATTAATCTTGTTATCTCGCCGGTTGCAAGTTTATTAAATTTTTCTGCTATGTGTCTATGGTGAGAGCCTTCTATAAAATCGGGCCAAACACATTTGACAAAGGACATAAAATCATCTCTTGCCTTACCTTGTATCTGTTTCTCGGCATGCATGACCTGCAATTTTTTATATTGTTTTCTAATATCTGCAGGTAGTTTACTTATATCTATATTATTCAAATTCATTTAAAAATTTTTAAAATTTTTTTGCACACTTTAATGTGGTAAAAATGTTTTTAGCGCCTGTGACTGTCTAAATCAAGCAAAATATACGAAAGCAGTGGGACCCCTTTTATATATAAAGGGTGTATGGGGTAAGTGTTTTAATCTATATCGGGATTGGATAGGGATCCAAGGTTAATGCGATACAACCTGTGGTTGGTGAGTGTGTGTCCTACAGGACACACACATTGTTTGTGTATTAGTCTAGTACTACCATGTATTGTTTAGCAAAGTGTTGCTTGAACCAATCTAGTCCTTTACGAACTGTGTCATAGTCGCCAAACATTTCAGACCCAATGATTGCATCGTACACAGCTGCCGCAAACTCTGGCATTGTTGTACTCTGTCCACTGAACCTGTTCTTTACTTCTACCTCTGCTGTTGGGTCATCTGGTAACGCAACATCAAATGGTAACTTGTAGTCTTTGTTATTGTATTTAATTGTTTTCATATTTCTCCTGTATTTGTTATAGGACTATCCTAGTTTATTAGGATAGCCCTGTCAATTAATTAATTCCAGGCGGACGCTACTACTCCGCCATTGGTTGCTTTGTTCAATGCCTCGAGATACTCGGTTTCTGTCATCTTGAGTACATCAGTACAAAACATATGTTTGTTTGCCTGTAATCCAGGGGCTGTTAAATAGTTTGGCACTTGGTCCAACATCTCTTGACGTCTTGCGCCACCTGGTAAAAACTCTGCTTTGATTTTTTTATTCATG